CGGATGCACTGCACTATGCCTTCACGACTCGCGGCGGACAGGGATTGATTGCCGCTCCTCATCAGGGACATCTGGACACGGTCATCGAGGAAATCGAATACCAGCTGGATCACAATGAAGACTTGATGAACAGCATTGCCATCTCGAAATACGGCAAACCCAAAATAACCCGGAAGCCATACTTCCGACTGGAGTTTACCAATGGCTCCGTGATCTATTTCCGTCCGGCTGGTGCGTATGGCGATGCATTCCGCTCGCTTCATGTAGACCGGGTTTGGGTAGATGAAGGCGCGTGGCTTTCCGAGCGTGCATGGAAGGCGCTCAGACAATGCTTGAAAACAGGCGGCCGCCTGAAAATCTATTCCACCCCCAATGGCCTGAGAAACACTACCTACTATCGGCTGACCCTGTCGGAACAATTCAAGGTGTTCCGCTGGGCCTCTTGGCTCAATCCATTCTGGACGGCTGAACGGGAATCGGAGCTGCTGGAGTTTTATGGCGGCAAAGACACATCGGGCTGGCAGCATGAGGTTGCCGGGGAACACGGGAAGCCTTCCTACGGAACGTTTAATGTTGAGCAGTTCAATCTCTGCCGACAGGAATTGCTGGAATATCAGAAGGTCACCATCACCGATACCGAGCTGCGTGATTGTGAAACAGAGGAAGCCGCCTATGACCGGCTTGAACTGCTGCTCAACCTCACGCCCCGAACCGGGTTATTCTGGATTGGCGGTGACCTTGGATATACCAATGACCCGACCGAGCTGGTTATCTTTCAGGAAGCCGAGGTGGGTGATCGCAGCATCCTGAAACTGGTGCTGCGTATTCACATGGAGCATGTTTCGTATCCGCACATTGCCCAGACCATCGCACTGCTCGAGCGCTATTTCACTCCGGCGGGAATCGGCGTGGACAATGGCGGCAACGGTCTGGCCGTCGTGCAGGAACTGCTGACCCTCGACAAATACAAAGAGCTGGAATTGGAAGGCCGCTTGAAAGGCTTTGACTTCGGCGGCATGACCCGGCTCACCATCCGAGATGGCAAGGAGATCAAGAAGCGGACAAAAGAGCTGATGACCAGCCTGATTAACGGTGCCCTCCAGCGCAAACAGATCATCTTCCCGTCAGACGATCTGGAAATTGAAGACCAGTTCACCACCCAGACGTACACCCTGCGGGACGGTAAGATCATCTACTCCAAAGGCAACGACCACATAATCGATGCGGTCCGCTGTGCCATGCTCATTCGGGAGCAAGGCAACCTCGACCTTGCCGGTGAAGAGACCGTCTGGCTCAAGCCTGTTCTGACAGAGCCGGTCTTTATTTAACCCTCCTTTCCGACGTTTTTCCTCTTTCTCCGGTAAGTAACCCCAGTGTTGCCGTGATCGCCCCACAGCGGGGAGATGTGCGGCCGTTAAACCGGAAACAACCCGAGAGGATTACGTGGATACAAACGCCCAGCCAGATACCGAGCAGCCTAATAACGAATCCAATGGATATGCGATTGTGCCCATGGCCGCAGCGGCAGCCCTCGACGCATCGGCCTTTAGCAAGGTAAACGCGTCGGACGCGGTTCCGGCCACATGGGAAGAGCGAGCCAGAAAGGCTTGGGAATACTATGTCGAAGAGCCGCTGGTAAAGAACTGCGTCAATTCATGGCGCACCTTTGCGGTCGGGGATGAGATCAAAATTACCAGTGATGACGAGACTCTGAAAGATGATGCGGTCAACGCCGCATGGCGACTCAATGTCTCGGAGTTCATAAAGGACATGATCCTTCAGTTGCTGGTCAAAGGCGACGCAGTCGGCTTCAAACGATATGCAACTTCCGGTCAGGACATCGAGGAAGTGGTATGTGTCAATCCGGTTTCGGTGAAGGTGAAGTATGCACAAGGCGAACTTATCGAAGCCACCCAACATGCCGAAGATTCAGGTTCAGCCAGCGACCCCATCGACCTTCCGGTGGATCAGGTCATCCACTTGAAATGGGATGCCCCGGGCTTTTCACCAAGAGGCAATTCACTGGTTCTTCCCGCGTTTCAGGCCATTGAACTGCTGCGTGACTACCGCCGCGCCGAACAGGCCATTGCCAAGCGCTGGGCCACGCCGTTCCGCTTGCTCAAAGTGGGCGGTGCCTTCGGACAGAAGATGGTAATGCCGGACCAGCGAATGCTGGAACAGGTCCGCGACATGGTCAACAAGATGGATATGAAAAGCGGCCTTGTGGTCCCGTTTTATGTGAATGTGGAAACTCACGGCACCGACGGCCAGGTCCTTAATGTCGAGGACAAGGTCAAGGAGGTCAAAGAAGACATCGTAGTGGCTCTCGGCCTTTCCCGTTCCTTGGTGACCGGAGACGGTCCCAACTTTGCCACGGCCTCGGTGAGCATGCAGAAAATGATGGTCATGATCCGGGAGATCAAACAGGCCGCCCGCAAACTGCTCGACTGGGTCTTCGATGACTGGATGGAACTGAAAGGCCACGCCGACAAATCCCTGCAATTCATCTTCAATGACCTCGACCCAAGTGATGCCGTCGACTTCAAGAAGCTGCTCATCGAGCTGTATGACCGTAAACTGATCAGCCGTTCCAGCCTGCAGCTCAAGATGGATCTGGACCCGGATATCGAAGCTGCCAACCGCGAGACCGAACGTAAGAACATCGACCTGATGGATGAAAAACAGGTGAAACCGGTCGTCGATATGGTGGTTTCCGGAATCATGAGTGTACCCAGCGCAAGAAAGATGCTCGGTATTCCCGCTGACGGCAATGATCTCGATACCGAGGCACACAATCACTATACAGAGGAACTGGAAGCAACGGCGGCGACCTCCCTGTGTGATGAGTGCAGCCACTTCAATCCCGATTCCAACCGCTGCCGGGTACACAACACCGAGCGCACTTTCGATTCCCCGGCCTGCAGATTCATTGACCGCCGGGAATCCTGATCATGCCTTCCGACCTTAAAGAACGCATTCAGGCGGCAACGCTCAAAAGTCTGAAATCCCGTAACAGCTACAACGATTCCATTACCGCCCAACTGACTCAGTCCCTCAACAAGGCTGAACAGGAAGTGGCTCAGGCCATATTGAAATACCGCAGTCTTGGATCTCTGCCGGACAACAAGCTGGCTGCGTTGAAAGGTCTGGAGAAACTTCAGGGCGAGCTGGACGATGTTCTGCGTCAGTTGAAGCGTGACCAGACGCTCGTCTTCCGCAAGAGCACCAAGGACGCTTTCAAAGGCGGAATCGCTCAAGGCATCAGCGAACTGACATCCGCATCACTGCCTTTCTATGCCGACCTGAAACCTGAAGGTATCGATAAGCTGGCCACCAAAGTGTTCACAATCGTCGACACCAATGCCCTCGACTTCATGACGCAGTACAACCTGACGCTTGCCGGTGATGTCCATCGTGAGCTGTCAGATGGTATCAAACGGACAATTCTGAGCGGGATAGCCACAGGCAAAGGCGCAGATGATATTGTCCGGGACCTCGGCAAAGTCATCATCGACAAAGACTCGTTCAGACAGGCTGGCAGTCGCGTGTTCAGCAAGGCGCAGTACCGCATGGAAATGATCGCCCGGACTGAAGTCTTGCGGTCGCACAATATGGGGCGGCTGAAATTCCATGAGCGAGTCGGTGTTCAGAGACTTGAATGGATGGCCATGAATGATGAGAGAACCTGCCCGGTGTGTGGACCTCTCGACGGCAAGACATTCCCCATCGATAAATTCCCCCAACAACCCGCACATCCGCATTGCCGCTGCACAAACCTTGTCGCGTGGCCCATGAGTATCTGCGGCTCCGACTTGTCTGCACAGGCGGCACCCACGGCTTCACAGGGCGATGCCTGCATACTGCCCCCGCATGCGCTGGAGGGAATGGCCGACGCTCAGGCAAAAGAGAACGCCAAACTGAAGGATGCATTTGAAAACGGAAACGCCGATGACCTTACAGCACTCACCGTAAAACAGCTCCAGACACTCTCAAAAGAAAACGGCATCTCTATTGCCCGCACCAAGGCCGACTTCATCAAGCTGCTCGATCAGGCAGAGCCGGGAATAGACCACAGCACACTTTCAGGGACCGGACTGAAGGCAAAGCTCAAAGAGCACAAGATCGGCCTGCTCCGGACAAAGGAAGATTTGATCGGGCTGTTGTCTCAAAAACAGGCTGAACTCAAACAAGCACAACTCATTGCCCAGCAGATGTCTAAACTACCACCGGTGGAAGGACTCGATGGCATGCCGGTATCCCAGCTTAAAGAGATGGCCAAAAGCAACGGCATCTCCCTGAATATGACCAAGCAGGAGACCATCGAGTTACTGGACAAACTCGAGCCGGGCATCGACCACACCTCCCTGAAGGGAAAAGAGCTGCTGGCAAAGAAAAAACAGTACGGAATCGGTGTCCTGAAAAACAAGCAACAGCTCGTTGAGGCACTCCAGAAAAAGGCCGGAACGGATCTGGCGGAATCAGCCAAAAAGAAAGCCGCCGATGAAGCCAAACAGCTTCTGGTGA